TAGAATAATTTTGTAAGGGCAACAGTATGCCTCTGTTCAGATTCGCCGGTTTGGCGGCCGCATATTCCACACAATCCCGGTAAGGATTTCGTTCCCAACCACGAGAACTCAAATGTTTTATAGATAGGCTACTGACCACCATTCTCTCACGTTAGTTCATTTTATAATCAAGTCTAACACCAAGCAATTCCTTTCGGACCTCTTAGAGTGCGTTCCCCCTATCCTGTTGCCCGGGCGTCAAAGCGCCCAAGAGAAGCCACCTTCCCTCAAACCTAACGAACAGCCTTTGGCTTATAAAGGTTTCGTTTTATCAATGTTAATAGTTATCAATAGAAAGATTTATTAATGGAATGTCCTAGGACAGTACAGAGTGAACGGCGCTTATCCGAGCAAAGTTCGCAAACCCGGTGGCTACGACCGATTCGAACTTGATTCGTCTTAGCCTAGGAAGTTGGGGGATATGAGAGAACATATTCTCCGTTAGAAGATTGACTGTATTGCTTGGAAGCAGAACACTTTGGGGCGAACTTGGTCTGTTCTATCTTCTATCATATAGGAGCAGGGATGCTTCTAAGCCACCGGGAAATCGCATAATTCAAAAACCAATCAATTCATAAAGGTGCGGCAAGGGTCAAGAACATGGATAAAATCCGCATCGACACTAAGAAGTACGATTCTCATCTATCTCAAAAGTGGACTGACGAGAATGCGGCAGGCAACGAGTTCCTTTGGAATGCAAGAATTGAGATACTTTCGAAGAAGGATTCCAACGCATTTTGGAAAGGCGAAGGATGGCGAACTGCACCACGTCGGCCGAGGAACATAGCACTTCCCTATCAGTGGTTATTTACACAATCAGACAAATTAGATTTCCCGGGGCGCTTGAAGCCTGTTCCGGGAACGTGCAAAACGACGCTTGAAGTTCTTGATTACGGATGTGGTCGCGGCCAAGATGCTATGAGATTCGGTTTCAAGAAATACGACCCGAATTGGTTTCCGGACTCTCCATGGGACCCGGTGAGAATAGAGGGGAAATATGATTTCATTTTCTGCATCTATGTTCTCGACGTTATATTAACATCGGAAAAAAGACATGAGGTTGTAAATGACATCCGGCGCTTGTTGAAACCCGGCGGACAGGCTTACATCATTAACAGATGTGATGATTATGCAAGCATGAAAGATGGAAAAGTGGTAAGGAAAACCGTTGATTCATCTTGGGAACTTGCTAGAGTCGAACCTGCTCGTGAATATGGTTGCGCCGAGATTTACAGAAACTTCTTTTTCCAAGTTTGGGTTTGCGACGATAAAGGTCCTTGTGTTCCGGAAAACACAGTGGAATTGAAGACTTCATGGACGGGCTTGGTATCGGAAGAGGAATAAGCCCCGGCGAAGTCTGAAAGGCCGTGGATAGGAAGTTAGAGCGCTATCATCGGATAGTCCGTGAGTCTCCAAAAGAAACAATTGACCCACCTGCCGGCTTGTCAGAAGCAATAGAACAAATGTCGAAAGACAAGAGAAGGCCACGAACTGCGATAGCAAGATGGGTCAGCAAACAGTGGGCGGAATTGCATTACGAAAGAATACAAGGTCAACCCTTGCCCGAGGCTTCTGCGGCTATTGGGATGGTTCAGAAGGAAACAATCGAGAGGCCAACTCACTTCCCAACTCATTTCGGACTTGGGTTAGTCCCGTCAACATTATCAATTGGCGGTTGGCGACAGGATAAGACATACACTTCATGTTATACATCTTTGAGCGTTCCTAGGCCATTCGACCCGACACTCCATGGAACTATCGCCGGAACTGTTGGGTTCAGTTATATGGGCTACCAAGGAAATCCCGACCCGGCTCAATATGACATAACCACTAGAAGAGGCGGTGGTCCTCGTGGTGGTTTCAGTTGGACGACAGGACCAACAGAAGGAAATTATCCTACTAGCGTTCTTCCTCAACCGACTTTCAATCTCGGCGTATTGGGATTCAGTAATGGCGGATGGAATCCCGAAGGTCTTCAATGGACGAATAGACCCAAGCAAGTTCGACTTCAAGGTCTTAGAAATAATTCGGTTCATCGTGTGATGTTCGCCCGTTCTCGAAAAGTAATGTTCAGAAACTTGTACGGTCCAATATCAGAAGACGAAGCGACACCAAAAGCGCCGAATGTTTTGATTAACGGAACAAAGCCAATTTCCGGAATCAAAAACTTGCGAATAAAACGCCGATATAATGCACCTGCCGAGGCGACTATTGACCTCAATAGTGTGGCGGGAAGACGGTCCGGTATTGTGAAACTTGGCGACACGGTGCAAGTTTTTGCATCTCCCCGGGAGTGGGATAATCCACCACTAATTTTTACAGGATTCGTTTCAGACATTGAAGAAGATTCTACCACGGTTTCAATAATCTGCCTAGATGCTCTAGGGTATTTGACGAAAGAAGTTCTTTTGACTAATCCAACATACCAAGAAACCGACGCGGGTGTGGTTTGTAGAGATATTATCGCAGGTTCTTCATACGGTCCGCCGCTAGGAAAAATCTCAACACAAACCCGAGTTATACTTCCCTCAAGTTTGGATTTGTCTAAGAAAAGTCGTCTCGATGCAATCCAAACAATACTCGATATTGTCAACAACACACCCAACCAAGTCATACTTCAAGCAGAGGTTAACGGGTACATTAATCTTGTGAGATTGAGGGAAGTTGATGATACAAGTTTGAAACCTTACATCGCCGGGAGACTGCCAAAAACTTCTGTCCCACAGGATTTGTACCCGACTCAAATAACTAGAGATGAGGGAGATTTAGACTTCGTAAATAAAGTGTCAATCACAAACTCTGAAATCGGTTTGATAGCAACCGAACCTACAACACCTGTTCAAAATCCTGTTCATATTATTGTCGAAGAAACTGCGGCGACTGACGTTCCGACAGCCAAGTTCTTTGCTCAACAAATATTGAATCAACAAGGTCGAGCAGGTTCTCGTTGGAATGTTCAAGCGCTACCGGAGAGGTTTGATATTATGCCGGGTCAAGTAGTTGACTTCGCTTCCACTGATGGCGGTCTAGCAGGCAGGCAAAGAGTATTCGATGTATCAATAAAATACAGCCCGAGCGACGTATCAATGACGATGACTGTTGGTCGTCAAGCCCCCGATTTGGTTGCCATGTTGAGATATGCAACAGGCGTTTCGCAATAATCGGAGTTTTTATCCCCATCATTAGATTCCCCCCCTTTAGGGGGGAATCTAGTCTAAAGAATCGAACTGACTAACCCCCTAAGAGACATATAGTATAGTTGAACTGTATATACATCAGAGTATGAGTATGTTCGTTTAATTAATTAAGGTGGGATTAGCAGGGAATGATATGGGCGCGGACACTCTTTTCCTTGAAAGCCCTGTTGTTGGGGCGTCGCGCCCATGGGGTTTTGTGTTATTTCTCCCCATTAATATGCGCCCCGATGATAGGCAACAAGCGACGGTGAAATGAATGGACTTTTTAGAATTAGAAACTACGACAGGATTAACGATGATTCGAATTGATGACATTTCAGCAATCACACACATGGAATATTGTTGGGAGATTCATCTTCAATCGGGAACTATATTCAGAACAAACGACGAGAACAATCGTCTCCGTGAATGGATGCACCGAAGTCAAGGCGGAACAATGTCTTACAACGGCATTCCGAAGAAATGAGGAATCTGCGGTCAAGAGCCAACACCCGCCCCCCGTCGGGGGTGGAGCAAGCCAACTCTGATTTACGGGTTTACCCTACAGGTGGAAGGCCGGCCGGTGAAGTCGCCTATTCCGGCTGACTCTATCGCATTTGACCCTGTAGCCGTTTAGTTATAAACCTTTTCATTGATAACTCAAGACATTGATGAGGCGGGGGAGCAACCCCCCATTTAGAATCAAGCCCGCAACCATGCGTGGGAATCGAACCTCTCGTAGCCCTCTTCTTCCTCAATCTAAGCGAACAGCCTTTGAGTTATAAATCTTTTTATTGATAACTCAAGACATTGATAGAACAAAACCTTTATATGCTGGAAGCCGTAGGACAGAACATGAGCGGCGAGACGACATTCACAACAGGCGAGACATACAGAGCAACATCAGTTTGCGATTCAAACTGTCATTGGTACTTTACAGTAGAGCGCCGAACAAACGCATCAGTATGGGTTTCAGAGCGTGGAGAAGAAGCAGTTCGCCGAGCAGTAAGAAATTACAATGGCGAAGAGTATTTCATGCCTTTCGGAACTTACTCAATGGCCGCTCATTGTTCAGCGGGCAACGTCGCTTAATAACGTGGGAATCACCCCTCGTTCTATGGGCATTACTAGAATCAACATACCAAGCAAAGCACCGCTTCCGGACTTATGGGAGAAAGTTCGTCCGGACTTCCCAATGCCATCTCCGAGGAAATATCAAGACGAAGTTCTCAACGTAATTTATTGGGCGCTTGAAAATGACGACTTCGATAACATAGTCATCCAAGCACCTACCGGAATCGGGAAGTCGGCAATCGCCATGACTGTTCAATCAAGATTTCAATCAGCATATCTTCTCGCCCCAAGTTTGGGATTGGCTCAACAATACAAAGATGATTACGGTCATGTTCTCAAAGAAGTTCGAGGCCGTTCCAATTTTCCTTGTTGGGTTCGTTCGGGTAATGCTGACGGAGCGCCTTGTCATGGTGTCAAGAAGTCCTGTCCTCACACGAAGCGGGAAGACCCTTGCCCGTACTACGAACAAAAATACGCGGCTACTGATGCTCGCTTGACGCTCTCGAATCCGGCATATATGTTCAGAGTCATACAGGGCGACCCAAACTTCGACCAAAGAAAGTTCGCAATAATTGACGAGGCTCACAACATGGAATCCTTCTTCATGGATTTGATGGAAGTAAAAATAACGACAAGAGATTGGCAAATGATTCACGGCGCTCGTACAGGTTTACCAATGGCTTACGCTCCCGAGGATTGGAAAACTCCGATGGAGAATCTTTTCAATGGCGCGAAGCGTTATCTCGAACTTGCGGAAAAGGATGAAGATGAGAAGGGTGTAGAAAATGGGCGCAAGTTATTGAGCCGATGTTCAACATTTTTGGAATTGCTAAAACAACCGAAGAGAGTTATTGTCGAAACCAAGAGCGACAGGAATGGGAAGTTCGTAGTTGCGAAGCCTATTCGTGTCAATAGTTTCGCGCTTGAACATCTCGAACGAATCAGCGAGAAAAGAATATTCCTTTCAGCGACAATTTTGAATTGTGAAACCTTCCTCAACAATCTCGGACTTGGGCATCAGAAAACTCTGTATGTTAATGTCAACAAATCTCCATTCAATCCGGATAACTTCAATATCGTTTACGCTCCATGTGGTCCTATGTCTTGGAGCAAGCGTGATAATAGCGTCAAGAAACAAATCAAAGCGATAGCCGCAATCATGGATAGAAATACAGACAAGCGTGGAGTCGTTCTGCCTCACTCACATTATATCCGTGAGAAAATTGTTGATGGACTTCGCGACTTGGGTTATGGAGATAGGATTCTAACTCATGGTTCAGATGCGACAGGACGCAATATTGCGATTGACACTTTCTTCAAATCTCCGAGACAGGATTTAGTTCTCATTTCGACCTACGTCGGTGAGGGATTCGATTTCAAAGGCCGGCTTGCTGAATGGTTGGTCATTTGTAAGATTCCATTCCTTCCTGTCAAAGACCCTCAAATCGAATTGAGAATGAAAGAGGACGAGCATTCATGGAGACGAGACAACGAAGGAACTCCGGCTTGTCCGTATGAAGAACCGAATAAATATTCAAACGGAATGTGTTCATCATTCAACTGCGCGAAACCTTGTCAGTCATGGTACAATCTCCAAACTGCTCTGAAACTTGTACAGGGCGCGGGACGAATTATTAGAAGTCAAGATGACAAAGGCGACCTGTACATCCTTGATGGGTCGTGGCAAAGGTGGGCGAGATGGAACAGTCATCTGTTGCCGTCATGGTTCAAAAACTCAATAAGAGAGATGAAGCCGTGGTTGAAGCGAGGGATTGCGTGAAAGAATTACCCGAGTTCGTTCTTGCTCCGAAGCACAAGTTTGAAATGAATGGCGAGACTATTGACATCCCCTCAAGAAAAGTTCGAGTTTACGGTTATGCAAATTGGCCGTCATGTCCGAATTGTAAAAGAGAAGGACCTATGGATGGCTTTCTTCTCAAGCCCGAGGAATGGCCGAACGCTGTAATCATTTGCGGTGAACATCCGGGTTGCGGAATATTTTGGTGTCAGATTGGAGTTCCGCCCCAAGACCATACTTGGACGTATATCGAAAGTAATGGTTGACGGGCATGAAGTTTCAAACGGCACAAGAAACTGCTTTTTATGAGTCCGCCTCTCTCTTCCTTGTGTTGTTCCATTATTCCAATCATGCCCTGTGAGTAAGATAGAAAGGCCGCTCCCAAATCGTCCGTTCGTTCGGGAACGCCTTTCGGCGAGAGAAGATTTCTGTCCTTCCAAGACCCCTGCGGTGGCGGTTCTGCCTCGTGCTTGAAGGGCGGTGTCGGAGTGGCTTTCTTCTCTGTACTGTCGTAGGCACTTCCGGCTATAAAGGTTTCGGTTTATCAATGTCTCATTCTATCAATAAAAAGACTTATAAACAGACACCTATAGGGTCAAACAGCGAAAGTGGTACGCCACCCACACAACAGAGGTTGTAAAATATTCATGTTGGGCAGTTCGCCGTCAGAAGACTGACGTTAAACAACGAGGAAGTACACGGCAGACCCCGGGCGAGGGGAAGTGGCAGAGGGTAGGGGCTGTCGCAACACGGATTACACGGATTCGTGATAGTAGGTAGGGGCTATCACACACGACTTTCTTATTAACGTGGGAATGTCCCATTTCAATATGGACGGCGAAGTTAGGCAATCAGCGGACAGTGCAACAAGATTTGATGTGGTGGTTGAAGGACTCGAATGTTCACTGACATTTTTATCAGC